ATGCCAGAAAAATATTGTACCCCCTTATGGAGCTCCACTGTCGCTGGAACATCCACATTTACCCCTTCACCCGGTACTATCTATACAATTGTAGGAATTGGTGGTGGAGGTGGAGGCGGAGGAAGTGGTTGTGATGATAATAATGGAGGTTCAGGAGCTGGTGGAGGAGGAACAAGTGGTGAATTCAAAATCACAACGGGCGTTTCATTAGTTTCATCAGTATCTGTTACAATTGGACCCGGTGGTGCTGGTGGAACCTGGAATTATAAGGCAAATGGAATTGCTGGAAATCCAGGAATAGATACTTATTTGTTAATTGGAGGCTCAGATATATTTAGAGCAGTTGGTGGATATGGTGGCAATTTTGGGCATGAGGGTGTCTCTGGTGTCACTGCAGCGGGTGGAGCGGCTAGATCTAAAGCAAATTGTGCTAATGGCGGAACCGGTGGCACTGGAGCTAGTGGAGAGACTACCTATGGTGGTCCTGGTGGAGCGGGAGGTGGATACGATATAATAAGCAAACTCAGCGCCGTCGATAGAATTCATCTTCCATTTCTTAATTCCTCAGGAGGTGCACCAGGATATGGAGCTTCAAGTTATGCCAGTACTGGTGGAGATGGGGGCGGAGGTGGAGGTGGGGTTGGAAATGGTGGAGCGGGTGGATATTGCACCGGTCCTCAACAGACTGGTCACCATTTTCCTGGTTATCCTGGTGGGATTGGAGCTGGAGGCGGAGGTGGTCATGGACAACCCACTGGTACTAATACGACAGGTCGACAAGGAGCAGCCGGTGGTCTTGGTGGATCTGGTGGAATTTGGATTTTTACTGAAATAGATGCATCAATCAACATATCTCCATCAAACCAAAGTTTTATTGGTTCAATTTCTGCCACAATAACTAGTTCCTATCCAAATATCTTTTACAGTATAGATGGGAGCGATCCATCTAATCTTTCTATTCCATATATTCAACCAGTTATCATGACAACCAGTACTCATTTAAAAGCTATTGGTTTTGCAAATGGTCTTTATACTTCCATCGCGGAAACTAATTACACTATAATTCCACCGCAAATAAACATACCCACTCTCAGTGGAACCTATATCAATTCTGTTAGTGTCACAATAACTAGTTCCTACCCAACAATTTACTACACCCTTGATGGCAGTGATCCAATTTCTTCTCCTACTAAAATCCAATACTCACAACCGGTTGTGGTATCAACGTGTCGCTCAATAAAAGCAGTAGGTTTTGGAAATAACAACTATTATACTAGTGTCGCACAAGCCGACTTCATAATCATAAACTCAGCCATTCAAACAACAATTACTCCACCTGGTATCAATGTTTCTACTCCAATTTCTGTTTCAATAGCAAGTCCATATTCAGCTATTTACTATACAACAGATGGAAGTGATCCACTCTATTCTTCGAACAAAATTCACTACACTCAACCCATAATAATATCGTATTCTGTTACCTTGAAAGCAAATAGCTTTTCTGGAACTGTCTATACTCAAACAGTAGAAGCCAATTTTGTGTTTGGTTTTGATCCAACTTTAGATTCCATTATATATAATGGAGACAATTCAATAGCCGCTTCTCCATCTACAGCAGATCCAACATCATTTCCAACATTGAATCAAATTCTTGCTGAGTATTGGTTCGACATAGTTCTTCCATCAGTGGCAGATGACACCGTCATCAATCAAACCTATTTGCATGATTTGGTGACAACTGCTGGAAATTCAACAATTCCAGGAGTTATTCGATATGGATTTATTAATGGAACCTGGCCAGCTACTCAATATGACCATTTGAATACTCAAGATGTTAAAAATGCTCTCCACAGTACAATCGAATCTGGTGCTTGGGCAACAACAAAGCCGGCTGGTGATGGTGTTCCAACAACTGGAAAATTTATTGGAGTCAATGATGTAAATGGTACAACAACAGTTATAACCGGGACTCCACTCTATTTGGCAACCAATACCATTTATGAATTCAACAATTTAACCCTTAATCAAAATGCTCACATCTATAACGCAGATACAACCGGAAATGCACTTATTATCTTAGTCAAGGGCGCATTGAACATGATGTCTGGTAGTACTATAGAATATATCACAAAATCTGCCGCGGCAGTTTCTGCTGGTGTAATTGGCACAGTTGGCACGGGTGGTAGAAACTATTTCGCGACATCTGGAGTTGGTGGAAATGGCGGCAGAGGCGCAGATGGATATGGTGGTCATCAAGATGGATACAATGCTCAGAATGGTACTGCGGGAAGTGATTCTGGGGCTGGAGGAGGCTGGGGTGGAGGTGCTGGAGCAGGCGGCGGTGGTGGTCACGAGTTTGGTGACTGCGATGGAGGCAATGGTGGGGCTGGTGGAGGAGGAGGATATGGAGGCGCTCGAGGATCTCTTGGAGCTATTGGTTCATCGGGTTCTTCTGGAACAAGTGGTTCTACATATTCATTTGGTCCGAACTTATACAAATTTGGTGCTTTATTTGGAAGTTCTTTTATACAAGCACCTTCTGGAACAATTGGTTCTAATGGCGCACAGGGTGGTGCAGGGGTGACTGGAACTGGAGGCGGCGGCGGTGGAGGAGGAGGTGGAGGGGGTGGAGGATCTGCTTTTTGTGAAGGTGGCGGAGGGGGAGGAGGAGGAGCAATTGGTGCTGGTAGCGATACAGAAGGTCATCGTGATGAAGGCGGTGGTGGAGGGTCAGGAGGATCGGGTGGTGAAAGGGGGGTTGGTGGAGCTGGCGGCGCAGGCGGCATAGGTGGAATGGGAGGATGGAGTGGTGGAATAATTTATATTGAAGCAAAGAATATAACCGTAGATACGAGTTCAACACCTGCTCAAATTAAAGCCAATGGAAGTGATGGTGGAACTGGTGGAACTGGTGGAGCTGGTGGAACTGGTGGAGCTGGTGGAACAGGGGCAACTGCTGCTCAGGGGGGACATGCGGCGGCGGGATCAGGGTGTGGTCCCACTGGACATACTGGATGTGGAGGAGGTGGAGGTGGAGGCGGGGGCGGAGGAGGCGGAGGCGGTGGCGGCGGTTCTGGAGGCGGGGGAGGCGCAGGTGGCCCTGGTGGAGGTGGTGGAGGTGGCGTAATAGTAATAAAAACTCATCTTGCTATAGGATTGGTAAGAGGAACTAATACCAATTCTAATTTGAAAGTAGAAGCTGGACGTGGCGGATTTATGCCTACCGCGGCAACTAGTACTTGGGGAGTAGTTGGATTAAGTGGAGCCACTGGTGGTGGAGGTTCAAGAGGCACAGACGGTGCGGCAGGAGGACTCTATAATGGTCAAAGCGGTCGTGGTGGTGGACCAGGTGGTGGTGGAGGAGTTGGGGCAGCGGGAGGCGCGGGAGGATCTGGAGCAGGAACGGGTGGAGGAATTAGTCAAACTGTTAGAGGGAACACTGGTGTTATAGGAAACACCCAAGTCATTATTCTATAACTAGGAACAGAAATGCAACAGTTGATTTATTGTCTCGACAACAATGCTCTTATGTATAGAGTTGATGTGGTCAATACTCTGGTTCCAAATCCAATCATTAAGAAATTTCGCATTGACAACGGCACTATTGATGAAATATTTTATTTGATTAGTGGCATTAAGTCGACCCTTCCTCAAAATATTGTTGATTGGCTGGGTAACAACCAAGCCAATTCACATGAAAGCTTAGTTTCATTTGTTGATGGCAGTATTGATTATTTTTATCCTGCTTGGGATTTTCCAATTTGGGAAGAAGAAAATAATCCAATAGCCAGTATTCAAACAAATTCAGACTTGCTGAGAGCTAGCAATAGCTTCATGGTAAAAATGGCAGCCGATTTATCGGGTCCACATGGAGTATATTACTATTGTCAACGGGATGGCAGCGTGATTCAAAATCTCTCATTCATCAGAAACTATTTTGAAAAAATCAATAAGATTTCTCTCTACAATACTCTTGAATCGTACGTCTATCAATTAAATTTTTCAAATCACTTAGTTTTACATAAAAAAGAAGACGAAACTCATTGGGCATATGTTTTGTGCCGAGATTAGCATATTTTATAGCAAGCGTGATTCCAACCGACTATGAGTAGGGCTGGTGAGGTCGATCCCCGAAGCTAGGGGTTAGTGCATCGTCATAATCGATGTATAAGCGTAGGAGGCCGTGGCAAGCCGAACCCCAACTCGATCACGCCCTATCTATGAAAAAAGTAAAAATTATAGAAATAGCGAAAAATCTTCTCACTGGAACAAACTGTGAGAATTGTATAAACTATCACAAAAATCAATTAGCCCATCGAATCAATCCACCCATAGTCTATCGAGTTGATGGCATATCCTACAACATTGAAGAGTGTCCCGGCTGTTTGGAATTCCACTGTAAGAGATTTCTTACATTTACATTGAAATCTACCCCTACCGGACGCTCCGTCCAAATCGACATAAACTAAACACCCTCGAAATAGTAGTAAGTTCTCCCGTTTTCATAAAAGATAAAGAATATGAAAGGTATCGGATACTACGGTCGCGATTTTTTTGTAGTGAAATCCGACTATGATCTAGTGGCAGAATCAATCACAAGAATCTTAATGACTAATCCAAATGAACGCCCAGGTCAGCCCTATTTTGGCGTGGGGCTTAAGAACCAGATTTTTGAGCTTCTAGATGAAACGGTTATTTCGTCAATTGATGCTGCCATTAGAGAGCAGATAGGTGCCTATGAACCTAGAGCCACCATCAACTCATTATTAATGACTCCGGATTCTAACGAAAACACCCTGTCAGTCAAACTTGGCTTCACTCTTATGGGTGATAAGATAGGTGATCAAAGATTTATTAACGTGGTCTATCAACTAGGAAAATAAACTATGCCTACAAACACTCTAGTATCACTCCCAAATTTCTCCTACACGTCTCTAGACTTTGACACTATCGTCAATGATGTAAAAAATTTGATAAAGGAGCATCCAGAGTATAATCAACAATGGGATGACTTTTTGGAATCAAATGCTGGTAGAATGTTTATAGAAACAATGTCATATGTAGTAGAAAAATTGGTATCTAGAACTGATTGGCTGGCTCAAGAAATGTATATCTCAACAGCCACCCAACGACAATCTCTGATCAATCTTCTTCAGTTGATTAATCACAAACCAAAACTTCCACAAGCTTCTCTTGTTTATATGACTCTTTCTCTTTCAAAGTGGATTGCCCCATTTAACCTTCCAATAAGAGAAGTTGTTTCAGGACTTGACACTAATGGGAATGTAATTAGTTTTGAATGCTTGCAGCTTGCTGATGATGGAAAACCCGACTATTCTTTCATTTTTCCGGTCAATACCGGCACAGTATCAAACAAAATAACCACTATTTCAAATGTCTCCTTCTATCAAGGAGCCACCGTTACCGACACCGATATTATTATGAATGGTGTAGATAATGAAAGAGTTCTTCTTTCTAGTTTTCCAGTTATTGAAAACTCAATTAGAATTCAAGATTCGGTTAAAGGATGGGAGTTTCCAGAAGTCACCTCCTTCATTTCTCCAGTTGCACAAACTGCTAGTTATTTGGATAATAGTGTTCAACCACCAGTTACAGTGCGCATTCCACCATATATGGTTGAAATTGATGCGAACAACAAAGCTACTATTGTTTTTGGAGCCTCTTCAATTGTTCAAATTTGCACCAAGGGACAATCCCTTAGAGTTACCTACCGTGTAGGAGGTGGAGCAAATACAAACATTGTATCAAATGCGGTCAGTCAATCAAAAACTTATACTATTGGAAGTGATAGGACGACTATTTCTTTTTCAAACCCAGAATCCGCTTTCGGCGGAGCAGATGAAGAAGACTTGGATCAAGCCAAACTAACTGCTCCAATAAGTCTAAGAAGTGCTGATAAAACTGTAACTTGGGAAGACTATGTCTCTCAATTAGAGAGTTTGACAACGGTGCTTCACGCAAATGTAGTTGGGAAAGAAAATGAACCATCTGACATCTATGCTCAATATGGGTATAGTCTGCCTCCATTAGAAACTTGGATCTTTATAACTCCGAATAGAAGCAATTGGGCCAATATAGATCCATATCTCTATAATAGTACTCTGCAAATAGAACGCCCATATGATATTCATGATGAATTAGATAGAGAAGACATCACTCTTACTACATCAAATCAAACTGCTTATTTGAAAAAATACAAAAAATATCAGGGGTTTAATTTGTATGTGACCTTGTCGGGACAATTAGCAGAAGCCTCCTTTGTTGAAACAACTGATTATTTTATAAACACAACCAATGGAGATTTTACCAGAGTGGCAACAGCAGAAGGTGGAACGATTCCATCTCCTGGATTGAATCAAAATGTTGTCTTGACTGTTAGATATATAAGTGAATCTATCATAAGTTTTCGATCAAATACGGTTTTTCAATTTAATGCCAGTCACAGCTATAATGCTTCGGTTGATACCATAAGACTTGACACTCAACCTCAGAGTATTTATGTAAAAAAAGGTGTTAAAATAACAAACGTTTCAGGAATTACAACATATATAGAAGGTGTTGACTACAGAATCGATTATGATCTAAACACTGTTGTACGACTTTCTTCTGGAAATATTTCAGATAATCAAATCGTAATTATAACATATGCCAACCATTGGATTCATAATCAATCATCAAATAGTTTTGATGAATCAGAGGAGCACACAATACTCACTGCTATTGCCGACAAAAAGATGATTTGCGTCGATAATGTAATTAAAGATTCAATATACACTCCATTTGATGTTGTAGCAAATGTTTATTGCTATAAGAACATGAGAAAAACAGTCCAAAATGGTCTTGAAGACTGGCTGAGATCTCGATACACTCTTAATCAAGTCAACTATAATACTCCACTTGTGAAATCAAGAATAATTGGAGATATGATGAATTTCAATGGTGTTAGATTTGTAGAAATAGCCTATCTTGGAAAAAACTATGAAGCGTATCGCAGATATATTTTGAATCAAATAACATTAGATGATTTAAACACTCTAGGTGGAAACACTGTTGAATACAACATTTCTGCTCTATACAACGAGATTTTAGTATTGGCAAACGACGAATGGGATGGGAATCAAATAGTAGAGAATAAGAGACACGGGCTCATCTTTACCTATTCAGATGCAACTTAAAACCCTATGAGAATATATTACGAAACTAGCCAAAAAATTTATAATCTCTTCACAAATCACCCCATTATGTCGGGGCTGTTAGAGGCATTTGATATTGACAAGCAGAGATTACAAAGAGTAGCTGATTTTCTTATCTTAAATGATTCTGTAATAAACAACACGGAACTGCCAGTCTATTACAATAATAGTTCCATAATCGATCAAATAGCTAATCTATACGGCTATACCACAATACCATGGGATCAATACATTTCACAAAATGGAACAAATTTACTAGAACTTCTAAATTTTACTCTCTATCTCTATAAGTTTGGTGCCATCAGCAACTTCTATGAAAAACATCTATTGGATTTTGTTCCAGAATATGATAGAGAACAAATACAAGCTTCTCCAAAACTTAAACTAAGTGTTGAAAGTCTTGGAAGGAAATTAGATAACATAGAAGACATTCTCTCAAGATTTCCAAATCTCTATAGCATAGATAATTGTCCAGAAGAATTGTTGGATTATCTCGGACAAACATTGGGATATGAAAGAGAGGACTTTACTCTTACTAACGTCTCATTCAGAGAGTTATTAAAAAATATTATAGAAATCTACAAGATAAAGGGCACAAACTATTCTTTCTCTTTCTTTTTCAAATTCTTGGGATTCAATATTGATTTAACAGAGTTCTATTTCAATAAAGACGTTATTAACCCAGAGTCATTTCCAGGCATTGATGAAGATAGAGTAGAATTTTTTCTCTCTCATATCAATCCAACAGAATACCATTACTATGTCACCGCTCAGGGCAATACCACATATATAAAACCAGCCGTACATCTCTATGCTACAAGAAATCTAAATGATTGGGACCAAGAAATTGCTGTTCTTAAGGCTGCTGATTGCAGCAATGCTTCAAAATATATGAGAGGTGTTGAGACTAAAAATAATGACGGGGTGACTTGGCATCCAAATCCATGGAACTATTTCAAAACAAATCTAATTGAATATAATCTAAATCCTTTCATTACTAAATTGAATCTCACTGCAACCGACAATGAAACAATTAAGAAGTATGTGAAATTTTTGAGTCCTACTTATTTGTTCACTTGGATTAATATCAATGTCCAACCTTGGATTGAAGACTACAGCATCGCAATTAGTAATATTGATTTAGGTGTCACGGATCCTGATAACATCGACACTCCAAGTACATTTAATCGAAGTATCACGGTGACATTGGGCGATTCAAGACCAACTCCAGATCCTTGGCCACAATTTCAGCCCGGTCAAATGGGTGTTCCAGATCACGCAGTAGGAGTACCATTTGTAAAGAAAACGGCATTAGATCCTGGATTTTCTCCACCATACTCTGATCACGAACAGCTTGGTTCTTATTATGATAGCACAGGTACTTTAATTACCCCAGGACAAATATCTGTTTTCAATAAAGGAAGCGACTTATTCACTGTTTATCAAACCAACTGGATGAATCTCAATTCAGATGGAAAAACTACTCAAGATGATCAAATTGGAACTCCTCTTAGGAGAGATGGGACTCAAATCAGAAAACCTGGACATCCAAAATATATAGCCAGCATAACTCATAAGGCAGTAAAACATTTGACGTTTGATTCTCTTGGGTCTTTTGTTAAGAATTCCAATCTTCCTGATTCTGCCTTGTATTGGCAAGATTACTCATATAGATCTTATCCAGCTTCTCCGATAACACCACAACCATTTGATAATCAGATAGTGTCTAGTTCGAATATTGTCACATTCGATTGGGATGATATTGTTGGAGCCAGCTCTTATACTAATACTAGTAACGTGCATTATGGCAAATACCATTTCCAATTATCAAAGGACCCAACTTTTTCTTCGGTGTTAGCCGAGACAGATCAACTCGACTCAAATGTGATTACTACCAGCAGCCCACTATTAAACCTATTAGAAACTAAACTCCACAATGGAGTATATCATTGGAGAGTGAGAGTGGATAATGGTGGACTAATTCCATTTTCATGGACAGCTTGGTCTAGTGTTTGGAACTTTATTCTTAAAGTATTCCCCTACCCATATGATGGAGAAAATCTTTCGGAAGCCAGTCTTTTCGTAATACCAACCTATGACATTCATAATGTTTTGTTGAATGTTGGCCTAGATTTGATGTGGGAATCAGTTCCAAATTCAGAATCCTATCAAGTTCAGGTTTCAAACAACAATTTTCAAACGACCCTCAGAGATGAAATAATTACAACAAACGCGTATCAAATAGATATAAAGAATGGAATATATCAGTGGAGACACAGACCAAAGGACAGGGACAGTGGATATCCAGATTGGAGCACCATTACCCCACTGACATTTACTATAGATTTTTAGAAATAACGCTTAAGGAGATATAAAAATGATATGGAATGAGTATATCAAAGTGCCAGTTGGAAATTTGGAAATCATTGTCGAGGACCACTATTCTGGAAAACTATTACGTTATGATGACGGTCATAATCAAGTTCAAGATTGGGCTCGACACGCTCTGTCATATTTGACTGCAGGAAGACCATTTTCGACTTGGGGAAATCATGGGGATTCAATTCCAGAATCTGATCAAGTAAATTTGGGAATCACTCATATCAAAGACAGTACTGTTGGAGCTGGAACTGACATAATTACCGTCAGTCCTTGGCAGTGGAATCAAACTACTCAGCCAATTTTTGCTGGTTTGGTGCAGACACGAAATTCTCAAGGAGCTGATATTTGGGGAGATCCTCCTGTTCCTCCAACCAACACGTCAACTCCACTATATCCATTCTATCCAACAAAAATGAGATTTGGTACAGGCGGACTCGACAACAATCAGAATCCCTTGACAAACATCTCAACACAGGCAACCAAGCTGAATGCCGCTCAGAGTACCACTACGACATTTCCATTTGTGGTTGTTGATAGGACCAATACTAGTGTTGATGAACACATTGCTGTTAGCTCTTCGGGATCAATCGGACTTACAACTAACAGAGTTACTTTTGCTTGTAAGCTTCCTGGAGGTACTGGAATAAATAACCAAGGAAATCCATATGATGGATATGTGATTTCTGAGGCAGGACTGTTCTGTGATGCTGCAATAGCTCCAACAATCAACAGTGTCTTGAATTATGACATGAGAACGGGTCTTATGTTTGCCTATAGAACATTCTATGGAATTGCCAAAAATCCGTCAATAGACATAACATTTAGATGGAGTTGCAACTTTTGACATCACATTTAGATGGTCTATTAACTAATTGTTAATTTAATTGTAATACCAAAATAATGTAACATTGACAAACTCCTTGTAAGATAATTATATACTTACAAGGAGTTTTTATGCACTCAAAAAAAATCTTAAGATCATTAAAGTTCGAACACATAGTTGTATGTCAAATATGCGGATCAGAATCTACCAAAAGCATCCAGAATCATATTAGATTTAATCATCCAGAAATTAGTATTATGGGGTATATGGAAAAATATGATGCTGAAATGATGACTGAGGACGCTAAAAAAGTTAGGGCTGAAAAAAATATTGGGAAAAATAGTGGTAGAATTCAAACAGAAGAAGAAAAAATAATTAGATCTGAAAGCAACAAAAGAGTGTGGGCCGACAACCCCGAATTGGTAGAAAATGCTAGAATAAGAGCCAAAAAGCGTACAGAAGAGGGAACAAATCCTCTTCAATCAGAAACAGTAAAAGAAAAAAATCGTCAACGTATTACTATTAGAAACAAAACTGAAGAAGCAAGAATCAAGAGTAGAGAAAATGCGTACAAATATTTCTTTACGGAAGAAGCCATCAGCAAATCGGCTCAAAATAGAATTGGATTAAAACAATCAGAAGAAACAAAGAAAAAAAGATCTAATACTGTTCTCCAACAATTTCAAAATGGCAGAAAAGCCCCTCATTCTAAAATCATAGGTACTTATACATCTAAAAAAACTGGTCAAAAATGTTCTTATAGGAGTTTATTTGAACTAAAGTATTTTCAAATTCTTGATAATGATCCAAGTATTTTGTTTTGGATATATGAGCCTATTTCTATTTCCTATGATTTTGAAGAAGGGGTTCACATCTATTATCCAGATATTCTTGCTAACAATAGAGAATTAATCGAGATTAAATCAAAATACTATTGGTTTATGGATAGAGAAAAATGTGAAGCAAAAGCCAAAGCAGCACGGCAATATTGCAAAGAACATCATTTAATATATAAAATACTGTACGAGGAAGACTTAGGCATGTCATTAAATTGTGCAGAGCTAGTCAAAAACTACAATTTTCCAAGAGAATAAACCACTAAGTTTTAGAAAGATACTTATATGAACTTTGGTAATGTAATTGTAGAGTTGGCCAGCAGAGAAGATCTCAAAGCTTGGAATATGGAACAAAGGGCTATTCTCTCTAAGATGATTAGAGACCATATTCTCGACAAAACAAGCTCCAATTTTGTAGATCGGGTCCAAACTTTTGCCAAATTCTTTGCCGACTATTTCAATTCACACGGCGAAACCCCATCAGTCAAGGAAGCTGAGAATTTTATGAAGGTTGTCTAATGAAATACTTTTTTCACTACTACACTCTGGTATGGGATCAACCACAACCTCGAACTCGATACGATATATACGCCGTAGGTGAATTTGACAACACAAAAACTGAAATTGAGAAGGATGATGACACATATAATTACACCATCTATCCAACTAAAATCATTGGTTCTAATCTTATGCCAAAGGATTTTGCTTCTGGGTTAAATATGTCCGCAGGTCAATATCAACGTTGGACTTTTGAGAATCTTGACACAGCAAAGAGATACTGCATAGGGGAAATCTTCAAATGAAAGCCTTTTATGTTAGAGATTCTAGCGGAAGCATGATGGCTGGAACAGCGTTCTCAACTCGACGTCCTTCTGAAGACACAACAGTGGTTCTAATCAAGGACATCGACAAGGGCATTTCACACTATGTTGGAGAATCAACTAACATCGAAATATTAGACGCAACCTCAGACATCACATTTGAAGATTGTATCGAATTGAAGCACTTTGATTCACTCTCAGAAGCTATTCATTATTTTTTAGAGAAGTATTTTACAGCATGGGGAGCTGATATCCATACCCATAATCTCGTTGAAAACATTTTCATTGATCCTTCTCAAGAGTTTGTTGGCTCTTTAGAAACAGCTTTTAGGTGGATTGAATGAAGATACCAAAAGAAAAATATTGGAGCTATCTTCCATTTCAAGACGATAGGCACTCTTTTTTCTTCCCACATTTTACTAAAAAACACCCAATCTTTGTTGATGAGAATATGATGAAAATATATTTTTGGGATGAACCAACTGAGTCATTTGGTTTTACTTGGGTCGATCCAGATAGTGACTTTAAGCTTGAAACACGACACAAATATGTAATAGAGGCAATTTTCAGAGCAAAGAATGCAAATATGAGTAAAGATCTATGAACGAGGGGCATAATCACGAAGTTCTGAAGCTCAAAGCTCTTGAATGGCTTTATTTGCATCAGCATTGTAGATATTTAGCCAGAGAAATGCAGGTTGGTTCATACATCTTTGATGTGGTTGGTTCTGATGGGTCCAGAGTTTTTCTCATAGAAGCCAAACAATCAAAAGAAGACTTCAAAGCAGATACTAATCGTCTTGATGAGATCAAACAAAAGATACAAGATTATAAGAAAAAGATCATAGAAACTGGAGACCTGAAGAAATATAAGAAACTGATTAAGGCTGAGAGAGCCAAGAGTTACAAATTTGACGACAGATCGCTTCTTAGACTTTCTACCATGAGATATATTATGGCTCCGGATGGACTATTAGAGAAGGAAGAAGTCCCTGAAATGTGGGGGTTACTAAATGAAGAACCAAGAATGATCAAAGAGTCTCCAGGCAATGCTATTGATAGAAGAATCGCTGAGAAGGTCGTCAAAATCATAGCAAAGAAACAAACTAAGATTTTTTTGGAGTCACTTGGTGTTACTTTTGATAAGGTGGTTGAGTTTCCAGAGGCAATGTTGATATGAGTTTAGAAATTGGAGATTATGTTACATATGGCATGTCTCCTAATCTCTATCGCTTGAAAGAGATTCGACTTGGAAAGACTCAAAAAGGAAAACTTAGGCAGTACGACTTGTATTGGGACTTGATTATTGCTGATGATCCATCCCATTCTCCTTATGTTCTGAATCGTGGGTTGTATCTGATACCAAAGATGAGATTTCCAAATCCTCTTTCACAAGAAGATGTTATAAGATCGATTTTCTTTCCAAGAAAAAATCCAGTTTTTGATTTCAAATAGTAGAAATGAGGCGAAATAATGGAACTAAAAAAACTGGCGAAAAGATTAGATACTAGATCAGCTCGAGAAATGATTAATAATGATCATACTGATGAAAACCTCAAAAGTCTTCTTCGACTCGCCATCAACAAAAGTGGACCACTCATTCATCCCACAAAGGACCATGGTTGGGAAGAATGTATGACCAAGGAGGGATCTGATCTGTGGTTGTGGTATAATAGTTCAAAAGGTACTGAGATTGTAGGTATTGATGCTGAGACCGGAGTTCCAGTGATAGAGTCCGTAATCGAATCTAGGCTCAAACAAATGAGCCTATTTGCCCATCGAATATAAGAATTTGACCCGAAAATCATAAAGATAATAAAAAATCTCTTACAAACTATGAAATTTGAAAATCTTCTGACCGAATCATTCAAAAGGATGCGCCTGAAGTATTCCGGAACACGACCGGACTATCAAGTCAAAGATCCTAATCCATACGTTTTAGTAATTGATGACGACTACAACGTAGATAGAAATGGTAAGTCGATACTTGGCATCAATTTAAACTATATAAAGGCTGATATGACTAAACTCATAGATGACATCAATAGAAATGACAATGTTAAGGGTTTTAGGGGGTTTGAATGGACATCAAAGGTTAAGTATCATATGTCGAGAGACAAGCAGAAGGCATCTAGATTGGTTGGAGAGGAAAGAAAGAGAAGATATAAAGAATTAGTCGAAAACTTCCCCCACTTAGCAAAATTTATCAGACGCTATAAGATCCAAGGTGTAAGAGACTCTGAAAGAGTGTTCTTTAAGTAAGAGGAAACAATTTATGATATTCAATGAGGCTCTTGATTCAAATACAAATCAAAACTTGACGACAGTTCGCAAAGCGATAGAAAACAATCCAAAACTCAACGATTATGTGTTTTCTGTCAGACCAGAGATCAATTTCAATCAGACTAGAAATGAGTATCAAATGTTGATTGTTCTTAGAGATGATCTCTTTACAGACATGAATAATAGCCCAAATACTATGGAAGCCGAGGGCATCATTAAAGAAACAGTATCGAAGTACGGTGGTAAAGTGAAAAGAAATGGATTTGTGGTCAAAGTTATATTCAAGCCACAGCAGAAAAAAGAAGAAGCGGTTCCTGGTGATAAATAATCAAAGGAGATCTTGACAATGGGAAATGTAAAACACTGGAGCACTGGAGCTCTTGGAAATACTTATGGAACTGATCCTGGTTATGAAAACTCAAAAGGATTGACCACCGATAACCTTCCTGGTATTGAGGCCTATGTTCCAGAAGACATTGTCGATGCAAAAATTGATAATAGACCGTTAAAGAATCTAACTGATAATGATGTTATTCTAGAAACAAATACTAGTGACGTGGCATCAGAAGTCGATCATGGAGTGTTTAAGAATAGATATCAAGATTTTTCCCTTGAGATTGGCATTTCTGGAAATTATCCAGATCCAGAAAACATCAACAATATAATCAATATCACTCCTTTGAAAATTGACTCTGGTTCATCCATTATCAATGGCCAAATTACTAGAATAGGAAATCAGAAGATAGTCTACTTTTTGCGTGATGATGGTTCTCAACTATTCCCAGACTACACTCAAATAAACGATACAAACCAAGTCCTAACAATTATTGACCCAAATTATTTTGACACATCATATTCAGCAGTTTATAGTTCTGTTGCAGAGAGTTTACCAATCAATTTCACTAATTATAGTATTATAATCAGAAATATAGACACTCTTGGTGGCGGTCATCCAGAGAGATTAAATGGCCCATACAACACCTATAGGGATTGGGAAGATTTGATTCCACTGGCTCCAGAAGTCTCTACAGTATCTGATTCAAGTTCAGAAATTGTCAGCTTTGGAAATGATTTTAACTATGGACAATTCTCTCAAGGCTATTGGTTGTCTTCTCCATATTATGATGCAAATAGCGTCAAGACCAATATTCTTGGAACAAATGTTGATAGTGTTACTTTGAAGAAAAACATTCTTGTAAAAGACAAGTTGATTTCAACAGATTCGTTTTCTATCGGATCTTCTGGATCCTATGAATATTCAGTGGTAACAGATGGAGTATTCTTTGATGACGTGGTTTGGACCAATGCAAATCTAGATGCTGACGTACAAGATCTCTATATTGATTCAACAACTAATGATCTCTATTTCATTACGAGAAGCACTACGTTTAAGAGAATCTGGTACAGATCTGGAGCCTCTGCGTTCACAAGCGCCATCCAACTCGAATCACAAGATCTACAGGGCATTTCGGGTCAGCAATTACCAATTGGAATATCTAAGATAAAAAACTATCTAGTTGTATATGGAACAGGTGGATTCATCAATATTTTGAACACTACTGGAGCCTTTATTGGAAGCACGCTCTTCAGTATGCCACAAAATTCACCATTGACTACTCAAACTATTAGATCAGTATATGTTTGGGATAATAAGGTATGGATAGCTGGAGACACTTCTCTCTGGTATTCAAATCTATCAAAATGGACTAGTCCAGAAACTATTTTGACATCAGATTTTACACACATAGATCTCACCACTGGATCGGATGCTGTGTTGGATTCCGCCGGACAACAAGTAATCAGCAGAATAAATAAGCTTGAAAAAGTTCGTGGAAATCTTTATTTAGACTCAAGTTTGCAAAATTCGGTTGACAACCTTTTGCTTAATCCGTCATTCGAAAGTGGTGGATTAGGACTCGTTCCCCAATATTGGACAGTAGGAGACAATGGTTCTGGAACATCAACTCTTCACGTGACTAATGGTGGAAGAGTTGGAAACTATTCAGCTTCTCTGGCAGTCACTTCCCCAGCAATTTCTGCTTGGGCTACTCAAACATATGTTCCAACAACAATTGATATTGGTGATCGGTATACTTTTTCCATTTACCTTCAATCACCGACAGCAATAACAACTGCACCATCAATTTTAATTGAAGAATTAGACGGTAATTCAACACCAGTTGGAACCATTACTCCTCTGGTCTGTAATGGTGTTGGTAGTGGATGGACAAGATTTTCATTTACCAAAACAATATCATCAGCCACTTCGGTTAGTGTTAGAGTAACTATAACTTCAAATCAAAACAGTCCATTGTTGATAGATACCGTTCAATTGGAATTGAGCAGTGTAACTAATCAATACACTGAAAATTTTGAGTATTTATTGATTGGATTTACAAAAATTAATTCGAACACTTCAGATGTTCCATTTGCATTAATAGATATTAGCGATAAATACCACGTCAAATACGACAAGGGCAAATACGGTTCAATTTCATCAATTAATGATGCAATTTCTATTGGACATAATGAAGTATATTTTGTGTCTGATACTCAGGTCTATCTTTTGACTTTCTTGAACAATCAGAGCCAATATGATAGATATACAATATCTCCTGTTCTTGATGAGGATATGACAAATAGAGTTGCCAAGTTTGAATCCATCAAAAAAGTAGGAGATCGCATATTCTTCTCTGGAACACCACTAAATAAAGTAATTAGAGTAACGTCGGCGGATTCCTCTCCACATACAATCAAAATTATAGATAGTACCACTGGTCAAAGTCTAGTAAAATTGCTCGGTGGGACAACCTTCATACCATTTATTACTGGACACTCAGCGAGCATTGAATTCAATAGGGTAGATTCTTGCTATGAAGGCGGGGTAACTGATGTTGGAGTTTATATTCCAAATAGTGACATGCCTGTTGTTTATACTGCTAAGATTATTGTTGATGATATATACACCGATGCCACTATAAGCATTACCCCTCCGAGAACTAATGAGGGTCCATGGACGATAGATCAAATATTCTCAGCTATTAAGAATTCTTATACTGGAACAAGATTATCATTTCCATTGGATCTCTCAACATCACCATTTCCAGCTAACCAGGCACAATTGCCAGAATGGCCCAATCCCATAAGTTCTTCATCAATCATTGATGGTCTCTATAGTATTGGAAAAAAGGAATTAAGTAGACACGTAAAGGGATCAATTCACAAGATTTTTGCAATGCCTGGAGTTACTTCTTATTTATTTGTAGCTCGAGGAATGCAGTTATTGAAGTCGAAACTGGATCCAAATATTTTAAAGAGACCTGGTTTTGGTGGAACATATCCAAATCCAGGAGAAGCCGATTATGTTCACAATTGGAATTTTTTAAGTTCCAATTATAATCTCACCCACTACAGAAATAAAATCAACAATGATATTCTGTTGACAGATGATCCATTTGATAGGTCTTGGTTTGATTTTCCATCAATTGATTCAGGGTATTCTATTCTCAAGGGCAGTGTTAGAATAAAGACAAATCAATCTACAGAAGTTGGTTTTGCTGAAGATGTTGACTATGTTGTTGACTATGAAAACAACAAAATTATCAGATATGATGGAACTAATTATTTACAAAATTCTGATGCGGGTCTTTCAACATCTAAAACTAGTCTTTTGATTAGCTCAGGTGGTACCAATCATACTTCTCCTACAATATTATACAACGGGCTTCCGCCAACAGCTCACGTAAATGATTTCTATCTTGTAACTAATTCTGGTATCTCATATAATGGTTTTTATTATTGGACAGGCACTGCTTGGAACAAGTTCTATGATGATCAGATTCCGAATATTTGGAAATTTTATTTGAACGACCAAAGCAGCACTACCGAATCTCGAATAATGGTTATCGATCTCGATAAAGATTTTGCAAATAGTGCGATACAAACTTGGGTGAAGCCAGCAACCATTGTATCGACTAATCCAAAATCTATAATTTATCAAACATTCATTCTACCCTATGCTGGAGTTGTGGGTGATACTACCTTAACATTCTCGGCATATCTCAAATCTTTTGCACATTGTACTGGATTGATTCGAATTGTTGAATGCAACTCTACTAATTCTGATATTATAACTCATGGTGAAAATGATGGCAATGGAGCAGATTCGACCACGTATACCATAGATTCGACTTCATTTAATATTTGGAAGAAATTCTCAATTTCACATACATTTATAAATTCGAATTCTACTCAAATTAGGGTTGAGATACAAATAAATAGTACCACACAGATATTAATAGCCAAGACTCAGTTGGAGAGAAGCCCATTCGCAACTCCATATATGGATGCAACCGTTGAATCTAGAATTAATCCAGACATGCATTTGTTTATCGACTATACTGAATACAAAAATCTAATTCCAACGACGGATTATATTTTTAATACCATTGATTCTGGAACTACTCCCAATAGAAAAATCAGACTAAGTTCTCATTTCACTAATTTTATTTTGAATGGTCAAATATCTTTGTCTTCGTATGATTCTTTTGCTTTCCAATATAAGTATGAAAAAATATTTAACCCTCTTGATTTTGGAAACAGCTTACCAGCAACACAAAGACCATATACTGCTAATGATGATTTTTTCCTGTACACTGTCAATGGACGAATTTGGGCCATCAATCAGATGATGTCTATACTTTCTTTGGACACCGTCGATCCATTGAAAATCACTTACAATTACCACTTTCCAAGAATTGACCAAATAAAAATTAGAAACACTCCAGATCAATTTGGAAACTACCTTTACATCGTAAAGGGAACAGTTGATCCAACGAATCCGTATAAGCCAAACGATCCTGGAACTGGAACGGGTATTTCTAGTGGTCGCCGTTATTATGATGGAGTAGCAATTGAAGACATTGTCGACAATGTTGACAATGATACTTTGTACGAAATCAATGTCACCTATTTGGATTACCACTACAATAACATTTTCGATAGAAGAATATATATGGATGCCAAGGATCACACTGCATTCAATATTTCACTTCTTCCAGAAACAGTTGCTTATTTCCCATTCGTAAAAGACTTTAATTCTACTAATGGAATAGGTCCTCTTAATTTCCTCGAAAATTCAAAGATCATTCCTATCATCAAGAACTATTTGATTATAGAGAATAACGAAGTTGGAGCTTGGCATGATGGTTATCAATTGAATTTGAGAATTGCATATCCAGGAAACTCGTTCTATGTTGATCCAATTAGTGGAAATGACAATAATGCTGGAAATTCAGCCAATAACGCTTTCAAAACAGTAGCTGCAGCAGTTGCTGTCCTAACACAAGAAAATCCAAACATTGTCATTACTCAACCCGCCGTATTGAATGAGAATATTCAAATTAATCAGTCATTTGCTTATTCAGTTGGTATTTATGCAGCCTCTTACTGCTATTGGAGAGGCGGACTCCAAAATATTGGCCCTCTGACTGTACAGGGAATTGTTTTCCAGAATACGAGCTTATATCCTCTCAATACTCTTCTTTTACAATGGTGTACTTTAGAGGATTCAACTATAAGCTGCACATACCCCCAAGATGTCTCATTTGTGAATACTGAATTCAAAGATTGTTATGACAGTGTCTTGAGAGTTAATAACACTCTATTCCCATCTCCATTCATTTTCCCATATAAGGCAGTAACCGAAACAGACGTTCCACCAGATAACAATATTGTTGCTGATCACGATGATGAATCAGTATACCCTGGATATTACTATGCAAAAACGATTCTAAAGTCCAGTACTTTTACATTTACGAACTGTTTAATGTACAAAATAGATGCAAATTTTGTTCAATTTGATCCAGATCCAAAACTAGATTGGAACGGAACATTTGATTTTAACTCATGCACAATAGCCTACAATAAGAGTCTATTCTCTTCAAACAGAACCAATCTAACAATAAACTACGCCGATTCAATTCTCTATCAAAACAGAACTAGTTCAACCGATGCAAGGGCGTTTACATGCAATTCTATCGTCAATTTCTCTAATTGCTACACTGATTTTGATTTTCTCAATCAAAATTTTGTTTCATCTGATTTAAATTATGGAACGGGACAGTTCTTCACAATTTCTTGTAGTGGTGGAACCCCAACATCAAATCCACAATTTATTGGAATTGGTGAAGTAACTACTGATTTCTATTTGAGATCTATAGCTAGAGGATCTGCAGTGGATTCACCTTGTTTGGGTGAGGAGCAAGATTTGGGCTGTTTCTTGGAAACAAGAGGACAAACCAATACTGATGTTCCAAAAAAATTGAGATCTTATGTTGGTTTTATTAATGAGGCAGTTCATTATCCAATTACTCTAAACTCTGAAAAAATAACCGTAACTCTGGAGTTTAAGCCAAATGGAAGTGTGAGCACGCCTGGAATTTTGTTTGATACGAGAGCCGCTGACGATGATTACGATTATATTGTGTTGTCATATAATAATAATGATGTGACTAGTCATAATCCCTATCCTGATTCTCTTACTCGTACAGATCCATACAGATTTAGAGTTCTTGTTGGCAACAAAGATCGTCAATATACTATTGTTTCTCCAATACAAATCAAAACCGATGAAGATTTCCAGAAATGGCACAGAATATCATTTACTGTCAATTTCGAACAAAATATTCTTCCAAAAACTGGTTTCGCTGAAAAAGACAAAGTACAAAATGTAGTCACGCTCTACCACAACAGTGCCACAGAAATTGAATCTTTTATAAAATACAATCTCAATAGATATGCTGATGGAACTCTCATTTCTGGAAGAGGAGTTGCCACCGATAATGATTGGGACTACAACAACATTTGTCAATTCATAACACTAGGTTCTGGATATAGTCCGACAATTCAAAATCCAGATAACCCAAATAACCCTCTCTCAACAACTCCAATAATAATGAAGGGTTATTACACAGAACTTAGAATTGACAATAGATTCATCAACAGAAAACAATTTGAATTATGGAATTCAAAACAGGTGGCATTTAATGATCCTTTGGATTATATCAATCAAAATCCATTAGCAAGAACCTTCGAGAATAGAACCCTGTCAGAATATTGGGCGCTTGATACGTCTTATGGGAGGGGCGCGAAGGGAAACTATTTTAAATCAGGATCTCATCAAAGATTTATGTTTGATAATGGAAAATTTTCATGGTTCCTTGGAAATCCAATCACAAATCTAGTTGCTAGTTCGAATTTCTTTGGATTGAAGAATGCTGGGGTGATTGGAGATTCTGCCATAAATTGGAATACTGTACCCATAAACTTTACACATGATTGGAGAATATATGTTCTAGATACTGGAGCTGGTATTGTCGCATCTCGTCATGTCGCCGACAATAATCAGAGTGGAACGGGCGGTGTAAGACTCCATATGAATGGTAAATCTGCTAGCAGTCAAAAAGATCTTGACATTATTCTCGCATCAGAGTTTGCAAATTGGACAGATCTTTCAACGATGATTTCCTACAGATTCACTTCTGATGGAAGGCTGCACTTTTATACTAAAGATATTGCTGCTACTTCAGTTACAGTGTCCTTTGGCATACCAACGGGTGATGCTCCAGAGGCTATCAAGGTCGGATATTCAACTGCCACAAAGACCGGTACAATTTCTATTGCTCCTTGGATTATTTCAAATTTACCAAGCGCACCAACTGAAAATGATACCTTGTTTTTCAACTATGACCCAACGTATTTAAGATATTCAGCAAACTCTCTTATTTTAACAAAAGCTAATGGCACTTCCATAATCAACACCTATCAAACAACCACGAGTCTGCCATTAGATGACTATGTTGTTACTTTCTATATTTATTATGATCAAAGCAATTTAAATGATCAGAGTAATGTAGCAATAATAAATTTCTATCAAGGGGGAGCTAACAATCAACAATTTGATTCTATAGAAAGATTGGACGGTAATTGGTGGCTAGCCACAAAACTTCTTCCTCAAATTTCAGGAAGTATAAATCTAGGTATTTCCTTAATTGGAACAGGAACAATTTATGTAGATTCTTGTCAATTGGAATCTGGAAAGTACTCCACTCCATATACAACTAACCCAATATCTGATAACGGTGGAATAATCATCAACAGAGATTTGATAAATAAGAATAGAGGAACAATCTTCTTCAAATTCAGACCAAGGTTTGATTTTTATGAACCATTAGCAGATGGAGTTAATAATGCTCATCCTCCAAAAGTATTGTTCGAGTTGTTGGGAGTTGTCCCAGATTCATTGACACAAATTCCTACGGTAAATGCTAATTTGGGATTGAGAGCTGTATATTACTTTGATTCTTTAAGAAATAGAGGAATAATCAAATTCACAATCAATAGTGATATTTTAACCACTTGGTACCTAGAATTGGTAGATCAGTTCTGGGATCAATGGCATTCAGTTGGTATAGTTTACGATTTTGATACCAACCGATATGTTTATTGGTTTGATTATTTCAAAAACTCAATTGATCAATTACTTGACAACAATTCCTACGTCTACAATGATCTTTACATAGGTAGATCCACTCTAAGAACTACCAATGTGTCTTCTGGCATAGAAATTAGAGATCTCATCATAACAAAGTATCCAACTTCAGATGTTGAAATACAGAGTTGGATCAATACTTATGAATTCATTAATATTTCTCAAATTTCTTCTACGTTGATAGATTTTCAAACAAATATACAAAATTTAATTACTCAGGTTTCTGGTTATACTGGCTTAACATCGGATGTGGAGAATCAACTCACAACAATAACCAATCAAATTGCCACAATGGGGGCATTTGAAGCAAATCAAAACAATACACTTACGGGTATGGAAGCTTTTGTAGGGTATCCTTCTGGTGGATCCGGAACACATGAAAATAGAATATCTGCACTAGAGACAAGTGCTTCCTCAAGCAATGCTTCTATTATTGCTATTAACAGTGAAATCGACAGTGTTATTGGTTCTGTGGGCGCTCACAGTGCGCCAGCACCAACTTCTCTTTTAGCTCTTAAAAGCAGACTCGACAATCATGATGTTCTAATAAGTGGTGAAGAGAACCGAGCAGCCTTAGCAGAGATACAAATTAGAACAGATCTTTCTTCTACCTCAATCAACAAAGGTGCATCACAAATTGGAATCCAAGACACAACAAACGTCTTCACATCTACAAACGTAGAGGGGGCTCTAACTCAACTAGCAGCTCAATTGGGAACATCTGGAAATCTAACGAGCACACTGCATCAAATGCAGGATAACGGAGATGGATCTACTTGGACTACCCCATTAACCCAAAATTTAGTTGCTCTATCAAATGCCATCGGGAACTTTTTCTCTACTTCAATCAATAAGGGAGCATCTTTAATTGGAATCAATGATGCAGCCGGTGTATACTCAGCCTCAACAGTAGAAGCCGCATTGGCCGAAATAGCAGGAACTGGTAGAACTACTCAAACAGTAGCGTCAAATGCGGCTGCCATAGGCAATCTTGCTTCTACTTCAACTGGAGCCGGTGCTTCATTAGTTGGAGTAGCTTCTGGATTTACAAATATCAATTCAAATTATTCGGGTGTAACAACAGTTGAAGGAGCGATAGAAGGAATAGCTAATCAAATTGAAACAGGTTTGGTGGCTGATCAGATCAGTTTTGCTCCAAATGGACTATTCTTGGCTACAAACGTTCAACATGCCATAGCTGAATTGGCCGGCACATCAAGAAATCCATCAATGACAGTCGAAGGAAACTATATTGATATTGGGCTCATGAAGGATGGATCTAGTGGTTCAAATTGGAGTAGTGGGTCTAATCAAAATCTGGTAGCTTTAAGAACTGATATCGATGCCAATTCGGGTTCTATCAGCACTATTAATACAACTATCGCTCCAATATCACAGATGAAAGATGCGAACAGTGGAGATTGGGACACTTCTTTATATACAGGCCCAATACATACAACTCCCCACAGAGCAAATTTGGTTGATCATGAAGGAAGAATATATACACTTGAACAAGCTTCTGGCAACTATCTCCAAACCAATCCACAAGGACAACACTTAGAAGCAACACTACTACCTTCGCCCACTAGTACCATAGATTTGGGAAATTCCACACTTTATTTTAGAAACATCTATGCGTCAACGGCAACTTTTTATGGAAGTGGAACAACGACAGTTGGTGGTAGTTTGACAGTTAGTGGCAACTTGACAGTTAATGGAACTACTACAACAATCAATTCTACAGATACCAACATTACAGACTCAACTTTCACCATTCATGTTCCAGCAGGTGGTGTTGGAGTTGATGGCGATGCCTACTTTATAGTAAGACGTGGTGCGGCGGGAGGAGCTGAGGGGGGCAAGGACTCAAAGATTTATTGGAATGAGACGGCAAAACGTTGGCAGGTTATTTATCCCGTATCAGGAGCAATAACACTAGCCAACATTGTTGTTCCATCTGATCTTGCTACAACGGCAACTGCCGGCTTAGTCACTATTGGAACTGGTATCAGTGTTTCTGGTGGAACAATCTCAGTGACTCCATATTCACTACCTACAGCATCTACGCTTGTTTTAGGAGGAGTTAAGGTTGATGGAACAACAATCACAATTACTAACGATATAATCTCTGTAGCTAATATCTATACGTTACCAGATGCTACATCCCTTGTAAAGGGTGGAGTTATCATTGGTTCTAATATTTCTGTAAGCTCCGGAACAATTAGTATAACATCTACTAATATCCATGATGCATTGGGATATACTCCATATGATGCTTCTAATCCAACAGAATATCAAACAGAAGCACAAGTGACTGCTCTAATTTCATCGACTAGCTTCCAGGGAGTTTGGGATGCAACAATAAATAACCCAACTATAACCTCGAGCGTTGGGACAAAAGGACAATATTACATAGTCAATGTAGCAGGAACAACAGTGGTAAATGGAATCTCAATATGGAATATTGGTGATATGATTATTTTTGATGGTTCTGTTTGGAATAAAATTGAACGTTCTGCCACAATTACGTCTTCAGACGTTATAACAGCATTGGGATTTACTCCATATGACAATTCTAATCCTTCAAGCTATTTGACTGCTTCTACATTACCAACAGCTTCAACTCTTGTTCTTGGTGGAGTAAAGGTTGATGGAACAACAATCACCATTGCTAGCGGTATAATTTCTGGAGCACCAACATATACACTACCAAATGCTACATCCCTTGTAAAAGGTGGAGTTATCGTTGGATCTGGTATTGATGTTTCTGGTGGAACGATATCTATACAAACAGCCTCTAGCGTTCAATCAGGTTTATTGTCTTCTACTGATTGGACAACTTTCAATGACAAACAATCAACATCTTATACTCCAACTACTTCTTCTGATTGGCAAAGTGCCCCAACCAACATTCAGCAGGGACTCGACAATCTCGCAAATTCCATTAATAATACACTACACTTTTCAATCAACACCATTTCTGGTAACAACCTTACCCTATCAACCAGAGCTTCAGGAAACATTATCCTAACTTCAGCAGAAAGTATTACTTTCCAAGACGAATATTTAACTTCTCCAATTTCAGTTAGTGAAACTGGAAATGCAACCCTGGCATCTTTTTTCTCTGGTCATGCAACATCAATAATTGGAGCAATCAATTATATTGCTAGTTTGGCTGGTTCTTTCGTTAGTAATGCTGTAACAGCGGGTGACACAACCTCCGGATATATCAATTATAATGGAATAACTAAAACCGCCGGACAAATGAATGGTGGAACGGCTGCACCGTCTCATACTATAAGATTGAATTATGACGGTAATTTATACGCTACCAATTTCTTTGGTACATTAACTGGAGATGTTACTGGAAATGTGTCTGGTTCTGCTGGTAGTATCAGTTGGGGCAACATCTCTGGAGCTCCTTCGACATTCGCACCTCCAATTGCAACTTCATCTATTTTAGGTGGAGTGATTGTGGGAAGTGGAATTGATGTTGGAATAGATGGAACAATTAGTGTTGACTTTGCAGGAAGTGGATCTGCATCAAGCGCAGCACATAGTGATCACGACCACAGTGGTACATATGAGCCCGTTATTTCAACGAAGAACACGGCATTCAATGTTGACTTTGGAACAACTACAGGAACAGCTGCTGAAGGTGATCACGATCACAGTGGAGTATATCAACCTGTTGGAAACTACATGTCTTCGTCTGATTTGATTACTCCTCTCTCTGTGGCTAGTCCCCCTATTGACACGCCAACAATTGGAACTATGAGACTATACGATGATTCCGTGACTCCTATTCTATACATTTTCACAAGCGCGGGTTGGAAAACCGTAACCCTATTGTAAGGAGATCTTATAGATGCCTACCCCTAAATATGAAAATCAGGTTTTTCTAATATGGGAAAACAATCCAAAAACTCCAATAACCGCGGCAGCACTGTCTAAGGCTGGAAACTATATAGCTTCTTACCAAGATTTTGATGTCTCTGATTTGATGGGAGTTGATCCTCATAAAGAAAATAGTATTTTAATGGTTGACACCTTTAGTAGCGCTCCAGATTATTTAAATAGACTGATAATGAAGAGGCAGGTTTCAATTGGAATTATCAATACCAATAAAGATCTTTTAGGAAATTTCTACGTTGATGTAAATGACCAATACAAATATTTTGATGTTGGATTGGAAGACTTATATATAACAACTGCTGATATAGACGATGGTAACAATCCATTAGTTGGTGCGAACAAGGTTTGGTCTAGATCTGGAGAATTAAGACAATGGTTTGTATATCTTTGTGATAATGAAGATAGCAGTACGGCAAAAATTCTATGTTCTCAAAGTCTAGATCATCCAACTGGACAACCAATGGGAAGTGGAGGAGCGAGTAAGAGTCCACTCTTTACTAAAGAAAACACTAGAATGATTGGTGGATTCAAAACCAAAGCAGATGGAACAATAGATCCTAATTCGCTCTGGGACATAAGTGGAAAGATCAACACCGTTAGATCAAAGAAATATATGATTTTGGATGAATACGCCAATGATTTAGAAGATACTGGAAACATCATTGTTCAAGGAACTATTCAAAAGAGATTTATCTATAGACCACTTAGACCAAATGATTTGGATTCAACGACTGTCGCAACTGTGTTTGGTAATAATCTCAGTGTCACGGGCACCATTACCTCTTCTGGAAACATTTCAATAGGTGGAAATCTATCAATAGCTGGAACTACTCAAGTAACAGGAAAATTTGATGTTGGGGCAACTCTTCCAATACATCAAGTCAATCTCAACTATGATGGATCGCTGACAGCTTTGACATACAGAGTTCCACATACTGGATCTTTTCAATTCATTAATGCAGTTACACCAACTATTATCACATCATTGGTTGCTACACCCCCAACAGCTTCAAGAGCATATACTTTTCCAGACGCCTCAAGTGATGGAACTGTTTTAATAGCGGCATCTTCTCAATCCTCTGGATTCTTTGATGTTTCTGCCACGTTACCACAACATTCTCCTAATATCAATTATGATGGACAATTGACAGCAACTCAGCATAGAACTCCATATTATGGTGCATTTTCTTTTGTAAATGCAATTAGTCCAACAATTTATACTTCTATTACAGCAGTTCCTCCCACTTCTACGAGAACCTATCAATTCTTAGATATTGGAAGCAATGGATCTATTATGGTGGCGGCCACTTCTCCAAATCCTGGTTTCTTTGATTCAACTACCACCAATCCAAGTGATGTTTCTTCAAGAATTAATTTCGATGGTAAATTTTACTCTTCTGCTATATATGTGACTGGAAATGTAACAACTACCAGTCCAAATACTATGAGCATTCAGGCTGCTTCAGAAGTTGTTGTCACTGGAGCTGTGGCCACTGGAGGCCAATTTAGAGCCATAGGTGGAAACTATGGTACTATTTTAAGAAATGATGGCACCAATTTTCAACTGCTTACTACAAACAGTGGTGATCAATATGGAACATGGAACGCATTTAGACCACTCTCGTTTAGTCTTGCCACTGGTGTCACTACAATTACATCTTTACAAACAGATACGATTTCAGCACCAAGCGGAACTTTATCAGTAACTGGAAATCTTAGGGTGACTAGTACAACTATTACCGCAGGAACATTTAATAGTGGAACCACGGCTCCAACAAACACAACTCGACTCAATTATGAAGGCTATTTCTATGCAACTAAGGTTTATAATGCTGTTTGGAATGATTTAGCCGAATATTTCAAAGCATCAGATGTTTCAAAACCTGGAAAGGTTTATGTGATAGAAAATGGACGTGCCTCTCTTTCATATAAGAGAGCTGATAAAAGAGTGCTCGGAGTTTGTTCAGATTCGGCAGCCTATATAATGAAATCAGAATACCAAAAAGATGGTGTTTTGATTGGTCTTTCTGGAACACTTGACGTTTGGACAAAAAGCAAGCTCAAGGCTGGAGATGAATTAGTATCAGACTATGATGGATTTGCTACTAGGGCTAATTGGTTTGAAAAGATATTTAAAAGGGGCGCTATCTTAGGAAAGTCTCTTCTATCAAAGATCGACAATTCAGAACAAAGAATACCAATATTGATCAGGAGTTAATATGAAACTATTTACAGTACCAAATTGTGAGAGCTGTGATAGGGTGGTGTCCCATATACAAGAAAATAACAAAAATGTTGAAAAAATTGAATTGGAACTAATCGAAAACAAATGGTGTCAATTAATTGATGGACACATGGTTCCAATAGATGAGAAACTTACTTCTTTTCCATCTTTAATGGTTGGAGCCAAAGACAACATAAACTATTACATCTACGGCGATACTGGGTGTATTAGCTATATAGAAAAGGGTTTTTTACATGATATAAAAACGTGTCCATTTTTAAATTCGAATTGCATAGAGAATAAATGTGAAAAATTTGTGATAATGAATAAGGGTTTGATTGCCGAGGGTAGTTGTGCTGATACTTGGACACCCATTTTACTCACTAAGCTTATTTCTCGAGGAGAATGAAATGACTATAGAGCCTAAAGCATTGATAATGTGGGAGAATACTGCTGAAACACCTCTTGATTCTTCACATTTGTCAAAAGCAATAGATTTTCAAACAGACTCTAAATTCATAACATATGTAAATAATAGTGACACGAGCTTGCTCGATACTATTACTATCAATGGTACTATTTTCAACAATATTACCACTACTACTTATGCGCTATGGGCAGATGCCATATACACCATCGCTTGGCCTTCTAGTCCAACGAGTGATGCTCAAGTAAATAAGAAAATATATAACACAACAACACAAGATGTTAAAATTGGCCAGAAAAATGGACCCAATTATAGTTGGATTACTTCAACCTCCCCATATCAAAAACTATTGAAAATAGCTGCTAAGTCTAAGTTTTCTTTAACATATACGAATATCAATACCAATAGTTTAGTTTATGCCAATTTTGATGTCGGATCTGATCCAATAGTTCTTTCAATTGAGAGTCTTCTCATAAATTCAGTCAATACAGATTTTTCTCCATCTACGAGCTATGTAATTTATCTATATTGGTTGAAATCCTATGGAAATTATGCCTATTTTAAGATAGTTAAGGCAACTGAAGATACAGCCAATACTAATAATTGGAAACAGGGAGGAGTATCCCAATCAGATACTGGAATAGACTCTACTAGTCCTAGTGGTTATAAAGTAATAGCTTTGAGAAAAGTTGGAGGATTCAAAACAACTGCAGATTCTTCTCCTCCAAAAATTGATCCGAACAGCGTGTGGGACATTTCAACCTATCACAAAGAGGTTACTTCTGAGGCCTTTAAGATTTTTGATCCCACATTATCCCAAACCAGAAGTTTGAATGCCTCTGATATCCCAATAGTGGATGTTGGCAACAAATTCAATGCAGCAGACATAGAAATGGCTTTAAATGAGACGAAGATTGTAGTAGATCAACTAAACAATGACATGTACAAAACTCAGGATAGATTTGGAGTAGAGCTCAAATTCAGTAAATTGAAATGGAATTCTATTGCCAATTCCCTGTCAGAGACTCTTACCAGCGATATCTCTTTGAAAATTACTGCAGGATATATCAACATTGTAGACAGAAGAATTACTGTAGATTCTAATCCAACTCTTCCAATCACCAATCCTAGCTATCACGATCTCTATCTTCAGGGTGCCCCACTAGTTATTAACAATAATTCAACTACAACTCCTCGAACGGACATAATTTTAGGACAAAGAGATCCTAGTGGAACAGACACGAGACTCTATGAAGGTGTTTGGAGAGTTTATATAGGTGGAACTGGTCAAATTTTCTTGAAAGAAAGTAATGTTGTGACTCCAAAATATTCTTCAACATATCATGGTTGGTATGATATGGGCAATGGTGCACGATGTATCGGCAAGTTTAAGGTTACAAACAATGGTGGCTATTACATAGAAAAAATGTCAATTATAAATACCTATGATGAAAACATTCCAACTAATGTTGTCATTATGGTACATGGAACCATGTGTCCGGACGGAATGGTTCCATGTGACGGAATGTGGCACGATATTAATGGATATAATCTAAATTCTTACCCCAATATGCCATTATTTTCAAACTCAGCCCCAAATCCAAATTGGCAAAATGGAAGCTGGTGGGAGGAAACTCCAAACATGTGGGGAAGAACTATAAAGATGATTGGAACATCTACGGGTGTTGCTCCAACTTTGCCATATGCTACTAATAGGTTTAGTTATGATTCTGCAACAGGTCAAGTTATTTCGGGCGGAAGTGCGGATGTGGGCATTTCTTCTGGAAGCGACATACACACTCATAATTACGTGCATCAACATACTGGTGGAACCCTTTCAACATCAGATCCTGGAACGCACACCCACCAATCAACTGATGTGCACATTCAACCACCAGAATCTACAGAACAGGTAGTTGGTGGTACTGGAAAATATGTAGCTAGTTCTCAGCATGCCCACGTTGGATCAACAACAACTGGTGGAGCACATACGCATGGACCTCCATATACTTTTGGTGGAGCAACGGCGGATCCAATACAGTCAACTACTGATTCTAATAGTTCTTGGTCACCATACAAAGAAATTCTTTTTTGCATAAAGAAATAGGAGAAGATTCATGGTTTATTTACAGTTGGCTCAACCATATAGGGATTTTGACAAAATCAAAATAACCGATATTTCTTTTTCTGAACAGACAGATAGATCTCAGGCTAGAATAAATGTTAGATACCAAATATACAAGAAACAGGGAAATCAATATGTAGTTTTGTTCACTCAATCACTTGATATTTTCAATCAAATTGACGTTGGTACTGTAGCTGCCATGGCTCCAGGAGCTGGGTTCAATATGTATGATGCTGTTTGTAAAATTCTTCTAGAATATTTAATTTCTAAAAATATTGAGAGCGGTTCTATAGAGGTAGAGTAAAATGTCAGAAAAATTAAAGCTAGTTTGGGAAAACAGTCCAGAAACTCCAATAGATGCATCTAGTCTTTCTAAATATGTTGAATACTATTCAGAAGGATTAATGTTGTTTGTTGATAGCCCAAACTTTATCAGCAATGGAGACAGTTTTCTTAAACTGAGAGCTAATAGTAAGATACCCGTGAAAATACCGGTAACGAATGCTTTTTTTGGATTCAATGATTCTGTTGTTTCTCACGACAGCAGATACACACCAGCATCCTGGCAAAACATTACTTTTAGAATAGAAACTAAAAACAATTCTTCTGGAAAAAGTATTGCAATTGAGGATTCAACAACGAATCTTATCTTAAATTCATCTTTTGAATCTGCTTTGGCTCCAAATTGGATTGTAAATGCCACGGGATCGAGTAGTGTTTCAGTTGATTCTGTCGTTTTTCTTGATGGACAAAAATCTGTTAAATTGGTCTTAGATTCATTGGGAAGCAATGTTGCAATTTCTCAAACTGTTGACAACATAAATACAACAACTTCTCTATATTCTGCCTCTTTTTATTATATGGCAAACTTTGCTCCTGGCGCTCAATCTGGATTTTTGAATGTTCAAATAATTGGAACTTCTAGTTGGTTTTTATATCCTACTTCACAGGGATGGACGTGGCAACTGGTTCCATACACCTTTCAAATTCCAATTGATTCTAGTATGTTGGGAAAGTGGATTAGATATGAAATTTCCAACATAGATATTACTGCAATAGAATCATCAGGAACTCCATCTCTCAAAATTATCATCTCATCTACTTCACCACAGCACACATATAATATAGACAGCGTACAACTTGAACAAAAACCATTTTGTTCGTCTTTTACGGTAACAACTCGAGCAGCCTCTCAACTCAGATTTTCTCCTGATATATTGAGACTAGATGAGGGAACAATAGATTTCAACTTTATGTTGAAAGACGCTCAAATTTCTGGTAATATAAACTTTATAACCTTGAGAACCATAACTTCTCAAAATGCGCTTTGGTTTTACTATGATTTTGGAAATGAAAATTTCACCCTATCAATACTAGATTCAAGTAATAATCAGCATGTTCTTATTGGAACTTTCAGCTTAAAAGACTATTTGAATGAATGGATTAGAATTTTAGTCGTTTGGAAAAAACAAACTGGAATGAAATTATTCATTGATGGTCATCTCGTTGCATCAGTATCGGATATCTTTACTCCAATTTCTGAATTAAATATTAGATCTGTGGATGGTTTCGAAATAGGTGAGAATGATGGGATTGGATTATTGAATGGCCTGCTTGATGATTTCAAAATTAATCTATTTGCGAAATCAGATATTGAAATTGGAGACGATTTCATAAATGGAATCATATCTCCTGATAAAAACATCTACACACTTTTTGAAAATGTCAATCAAAATATAGTACTAGATGGAAGTTATTTGGATGTTGGAACATCTCTTGCTCCAAATAGTTTTTATTATATATGGGCGATGAATGATCTAAATGATGATGGCTCTCTTGCAAAGACGGCTAGAATCATTATTTCACCAAATAATCTAGAGCCAGCAGTTCCAACAGGATCGCCCACCCTTTTGCGACATTTTGGAAGAATATTTGCTGGTTTTACTACTGATTCTAATAGAATTCCAATATATAGCAGTCTGTGGGATCTAAGCACACAATTTACTAAAACGGCAATGTTCGAAAGAATGCTTATACATGGCACTCAAACTACTGGGTATTCTGGAACTCCACTTACAAACATTGAATTTAGATCAACACCATATGGAGCTCAAAACGATGCAACATTTAATGTTGATACTCGTTTTACAAAACATGTATATGGAAATGTGGGTGGGATAGATTTTTTCAATTTGGATACTGTTGATGGCATTTTGTCGATTGATGACATTCAAATTGATGGTCATCAAATCACCACAACTGCAAATGAATTGTTATTGACAGCAGTGAGTGGGCAAAATGTTGAAATTACGGGCGCAACTGTCAACATTCATAAAAATGGTGGATTGATTTGGTTGGATAGTGTTATAATTAATGGAACCAACATATATCCAGCATCAAACCTTGGATTAACAATCAACAATGATAAATCACACTCGTCAAGCAACATAATAATAGATTCCATGCTTGGAAACGTTTTGATCAATGGTGCCAATACAACCATCAATCCTACTACTAATACCCATATTCAAGGTGTTCAAACACAAATCACTTCTTCTAATGGAGTGGTGATTCATCCAACTGGTGGAAGCATAACAATAACCAATTCATCCACTGGAAATCTAACAATTGATAATCTTTCGATCAAAAACAACACTCTCTCTACTACAACGGGCAATCTCATACTCACTGCGACTACTGGAAGTGTTGTTGAAGTTTCAACAAATGCTAGTTTTGATAATATAGCGTCCCTTTCATTTGGAAGCCAATATCGTCAAATGATAAACGCCTTCTCAAGTGGAACATTTGGAATAGGAGTTCAAAATTACGCCCAATATTTCAGATCAACAAACCATTTTGCTTTCTATAAGGGTGGTGGACATGCAGATACTGTTTGGACGGGTGGAACCCTATTAGCAGCCATAACTGATGGTACGGATGGACTTGGTAATTCAGTGTCTCCACCAACGGTGTCCCCGACTAGCAAATTCATTGCCGGAAAGGTCTATAATGCTGTTTGGAATGATTTGGCCGAATGTTGGGAAAAAGACCAAGAGTATGAAATCGAATATGGAACCGTAATGGTTCAAACTAATCACGGAATCAGACCTTCTGTTAGACGTGCCGAAAAGGGCACGGTAGGTGTTGTTTCAAATACCTATGGGTTCATTTTAGGAACAGAGGGATATGATGATAGAGATCTGAACTCGTCCAAAAAGGCTCCCATAGCCATAAGTGGAAGAGTTTCAGTTAGGCTTTTTGGAGATGTCAAGATTGGAGATCTGTTGGTTTCATATAAGAGTGGTTACGCCGCGAGGGCTACCTGGTTTGAGAAAATTTTCAAATATGACAGAATTATAGGTCAGGTTGATTCTCCTGTTAAAAACAGGATCTGTCTGATGAAAGTGAAGTAGGATTTCAATCCCTTAACAGGTCTCAAAAACTATCTCTGCGGCCAATCTTTGTAAGATACATATATGAGCGAAATTACACTAGAAACAGTTGCAGAGAGCATTGAAAAATTAGAAGACAGTATCATCTCTGATGTTACGGAGCTAAAAACATCAACGGAGATGATACTGAAAGAGCTGACTGGGTATCTCAACATATCATCTCAGAATCTCACCGATGTTCAAACAACTACTATAAAAATAGACACCACTCTCGCCTCTTTCAAAGATTACTTGCTAAAATTGGACTTCATAGAGAAAAAATTCATAGAACTTCCACAGAAATTCTATGAACTTGGAGAACAGATAAAACATGTTTCTGAGGCACAGATTCGCTCCGACAAATACGCTGAAAATGTGGCCGCTTATCTGAAAAGAATGGCCGCGTACATGCAGCAACAAAATACTAAATTTAGTGAGATTTCCAACAATGTTGAAAATTTGACTATAGCGTATAGTGCTACAAAGGAAGAGATTATGAAGAGTCAAGACAATCTCTTCCACCTGATCAAGACCATTATCACTAGCAAAGAAAATACAGAGGGTGCCAAAATTGATCTTCAGAAAAGTCAAATCAAACAAAGTGGTGACATAACAAAGACAAAATTCAAATTCTGGGCAAAGATTCTTGGGCTGTTATTGGGATCTGGAGGAGTCGTGGTTTTGATAGTTGAATTCGTTATTCAAATGTTGAGCAAGAAATGAATGAATTAAGAGAAACATTCTCAAGAATAAAAAATCGATTATACAAACTAAACTTCTCATTGTTTGACATTTCTGAGCTCATTTCAGCTGTAGAAAAAATCACTGATCCAAATAAGCTTAAAAAAATTAGAGACCACATTGAAAATATGGAAAAATATTTTCAAGATCTTGGAACTGAAATAATGTGGATCAATTCCAAGGAATTTGAGACTGGAAATAGGCTCTTAATAGCAGAACTAATGAAAGATCTTATTAGAGACATGGATCAGTGTGTTGATTCTTTTGTTGTGATAATTAAATTGATGGATTACGAAAAAAAAGTAGAACTTAAGAAGTCTGCTGCCTATATGAAATCACTAAGAGATCATCTAATTTCGAGAATTAATGAATTCAAAATCAGATTGTTGCGCGGACAGGGTGAACTACAAATCTTTAAAAGAATTTTGAATGATGCAATAGATAGCTTCGTCAGAGAATTTTACTCTATGCAGTTTCTTAAATTGAAAGAGACCATAGATCAAAAATTGAAATAATATGGTTGAAAACACAATCGTCACAAAGCTCGGATCAGAATCAAATGATTCGCAGCACACTCAATTCTCATCAACAACCAATTGGTCTTTAGGAGCTGGTGACCTTATTGTCTATAAGAACGGTGTCCTTCAAACCAGTGCCTCAGATTATACTGTTTTATCAAACAATAGCATTCAATTTAATTCTCCTATCCAAATCACCGACAAAGTAATGATGATGGTTAGCAAGCTTATGGAAGCTTCTAACTTGATGACCTACGATGACAGAGTCGTTCAAGTTGATAGAGTTTCAAAAAAGTTGGAAGGAAAAGCACAAACGGCGGTCGAAAAGAGAATTTTTGAGGAAGGGATCCCTTCCAATTTTATTATCCACACCAATGATGTTTGGGCTTCTACAGTAGATCCAACTCCAGCCAATGCCATAACCCAAGGTTTTGCTTTTGCCTACTCGCAGTTTATATTGAGTCAGGATATCACAGTCTCCTCTAATAGAGGATGGTTTGCAACTTCAAATGGTATTCTTACTGGAAGAATAATTAATTGGATACCCCCAAGATTTGGTCAGGGGTATACAATCCGTCTTTTTGATTCTCATGGAACTGAAATACCCTCTTCAGATCCAATGGGTTGGCAATGGGATTATCAAGCTGGTTATCTCTTTATTGAAAACACTCATTCATATTCGATGCCATTCAAGATTAATGGTTGGAGATATACTGGTTCTTATGGAAGTGGATCTGTTGGAGCGGCTTATTGGAAGAACCCAGCACCAACTTTTACAGCTCTTCCTATTTATGGAAATCTAGATGGTGATATGCGTCTTGTTCTTGACACCAATAGTATTTGGAGATGGAATAGTTTACAAAATCAATGGATAAGCACGAATTTTGCATCAGCTAGATTCAAAGACCCAGTAGCCGATATTATTAGTCTTCCTCCAACTGCAAACATTGACGGGGATATTCGTTTAGTTTTGGGCAACAACACTCTATATAGATGGAATGGGACTACCCACGCTTGGCAAGTTATCATTCCTGTTCATAACCATGATGATAGGTATTTTACCGAGACAGAAATAAACTCAATGCTTGCTCTATATGCTCCACTCATCCATACTCATGATACCCTTTATTATAGAAAAGAAGAGGTTGATAGTTTGGTAAGATGGAGACCATCCGTAATGGACCAGGCCCATCTGCCACCCTATACCGAAAACAGAGATGGAGACGTAATTCTTACCAGAGATCAAAATATTATTTGGAGATGGATAGGAAATATAGCCAATCCAAAATGGATTCCAATTGTTTATGGTAATTTATCCTGGAAACCACCAGTTACTAACCACACAGATCTTCCATCAATTGGAAACGTGGTTGGAGACGTTCGATTAGTCGTCAATGATAATGGAACGGCTTATTGGTGGGACGGCACAACTTGGCAAAACTTTACAAATCCACTTCATACCCACGATGACAGATATTACACAAAAGTACAAATAGATACGGCGCTGAGATGGAAGGCTCCAGTAAATACTTTTGCTAATCTTCCTGTATCTGGAAATACCGATGGTGATGCAAGACTCACATTAGCCAATAATAATGTTTATAGGTGGGATGGAACTTTGAATCAATGGGTGCTTTTCTCTGCTTCTCCCAGATGGAGAGAAATGGTACCTCTGCTAACTAATCTGCCAACAATTGGAAACATTGATGGTGACGTAAGATTTGTAAAAGAAAAGCTCTTGCTATACGAGTGGGAGGCGGCCACCTCTGTTTGGAAACCAATTGGAGCTCCAGTCTCCAACATGGATGATAGGTACTACACAAAATACCAACTCGACAATGGTCAGCTGGACACTCGCTACTTTACTCAACAGCAAATAACTGCTCTCTTTAATGTAAACACTGGACATAACCATGATGGTATCAATTCAAAAAAGATTGATTACAATAATTTACTCAATCTTCCAACATTTTATTGGAAAGCTCCAGTAGCAGATGTTTCTAGTCTTCCAACAATTGGAAATACTATTGGAGATGCTCGACTTACTCTTACAAATCCAGCGTGCTACGTTTGGACTGGCGTACAATGGTATTTAGTTGATTCAGGTGTATTCGCTCCAATAGATCACAACCATGATGTTCGATATTACACCAAAGCAGAAATAGATCAAGAGTTTGAAGATTTAACATTGTGGATAACCGCCCAATTGGCAATGAAAGCAGACATCAACCACACTCACGATGATCGCTACTACACAAAAACCCAGGTTGATGCTAAATTTGATATCACCCATGGACACAACCATGATGGTTACAATTCAAGAAGAATTTCTTATTATGATCTAATAGATCTTCCAATCATTCCACAATTCAATCCGAATGATTATTGGACAAAAACTGAACTTGAGGCGGTGCACACCCCAGCAGTCCAAATGATAAATTGGGAGAATGTTTTCAATAAGCCAGATTTAGCCAACACTCATTGGAAATCTCCAGTACAAACTGTTTTAGACTTGCCAAACACGGGAAATGAAATTGATGACATTCGATTAGTTCTTGACACGTCCGACATATATGTTTGGAACGGAATACAGTGGAATGTTATTGGTCATTGGCAAAATAACTATGTTGCTTATTGGAGAGAGCCAATAGATGCTTATGATGATTTGCCATTAGGCAATTTGAATGTAAATGGTGACGTTCGATTAGTTTTAAGTGAAAACAAATTATACAGGTGGGATTCGTCTCTTAATTTTTGGGTAAGCTTAGTATCAACAGCAACCAATGTCCAAGTATACTTGAACGGCTTGCAGTTGTTGGAGGGCGTAGAGTGGGTGAGAGTCAAAGAGAAAGCAATCGACATAATTGCAATGGATCCAGATAACCCATCTCTTCCAGCAGTGAGAGCCGGAGATAAAGTTACTATGGTAATTGCTGGAGACTATTATATTAGAAGAGACTTTATTGCTCAAACTGCTCAGACCATATTTGAAGTCTTTAGTTCATACCACAGAGAAGACATTGTAGTAAGTGGAAATCCGACGACAATCAGACTAACCTTCCCATATATTCTACATGGTGCCAACTTGATCGTTTGGCTCAATGGACTATTGAAGAGAGTGAATGAGGACTACTACGAAATAAATCCAACTCAATTTGCTTTCCAATATCCATTAAATCCTGGAGACCATGTTATTGCTATCATCATGGAACAAGCAAGCGGTGAGGGTGAATACATACGAGAAGATCAGGTTGCAACCGCCGGCCAGACAACATTTGGTCTTAGTAACTTCTATATTCCAGGATCTGGAAGATTACTAGTATATTTCAATGGAGATTTGTTGAAGAATGGAACTGATTATTATGAATTAAGCAACACTACTATAGAAACGCTTAATCCAATGATTGCTGGAGATAAATTCTCATTTATTTTACTTGGGCAAGGAATTTCTGGTGGATGTTGTAATGCTGAGGATGTCATATTGGGGATTCCAACCGATAAAACATGGAATGATGGTTTGTTGTATTTCTTTGAGCAAATGAAGGTTAACGATGCAATTGATCAAATAAATGAGACTTTGTTGCAAATGGCTCCGACACCACCCACAAACTTCAATGGAAAAGCCCTTGTTCTTACCTTGAGCTTAGTTCCTGGATATGAGTCACAGGGAAATACAAATTATGAAACAGTCGCTGGTGCCTATCACACATATTTAACAGAAACTACCACATTTACTGTAGAAACTCCAGATCAAACTGGATTTGCAGATGCCGACAAGGGATCACTTTCGCTCTATATAAATGATGTTTTAGTAGATCAATTCAGTCTTTACAATGCATTCGTTGTGCTCAATGCTAATGGAAATCAGAGCTCTGTTAGTTATGGTTCTCAATCTCAGGGAGCTCGACAGAATGAGGGAATAGGTGGAACTAGTGGAGCCATAAGAAACTCTACAAATGGCAAAATTTCTGTCATGAGTGTTGGCAAATACAACAATTTCAAAATGTGGCAAAAGGGAGACATTAGAATTAACATTACTCCAGGAGTTCTTCGACAAGGATATAATACTATTTATTTAACACATGTTGATGGAACTAATTTCACAAGAAGAACAAATACCCTCAAACTCTTCTTAGATACTGCATCGTCCAGGCCACACATAGACATCAGTCCTGGATTAACTGCATTGACCCAAATTTCTAATAAATACATCTCAGGTGTCAGATACTACTCAATAGGAGACACCTTTAACACAGATTTTGTCACTATTGGAGCATTCAGCAACACATATACTTCAACTCCATTCTCAATAAGCATGCCTGGTCTACAACCATTAGACATAGCGTTTAATGATCCTCATGTTTTTGGTCCAGCTTCTCCACCAAGAATTGGAGATCTAGCAGAATACAATGGCCCCTTTGCTCTCAACAAGTTCAGCGACTATAGTATAGATGCTGTTTTGACTATTGCATGTAGGGATCCATTTGGTGTTGGACCCTCAACACAAACGGCTTCTCAGCACAATTTAGTCAATACTTTCACAAATGGATCTACTGATTTGATTGAATACTTTAGAGATGAAAAATTCAGACTTCCTCTTGATTCATACGACACAATCCCGACTAGAACTGATCAATGGAATAGTTCAGCCGTTTTGACAAATGGTAATGCTTTAATTTTTAATTTGAGACTCAAATATCCAAACATCAATTTTACTACCCCATACAGACCACAGCCTCAAATTGCAAATTATTCCTCATTTACTGGAGCACAAGCATATATTAGAAGTTTTTATAAAGTAGCGGCAAAAAACAGCGGAACTTTTATCATCAATGGCATCACCCTACAAGATCTTCAAAACAATAGAATTTTGATTGATCTTAAGCTTCCAACTCAAACTGGCTGGATGTCTCTCAACAAACCATATGACGTCATTATTTTCAAAGGTCTTGATGGTGATGGATGTCTTCTGAATTCAGATGGCGGCCAACATTTTACCTATTCGTCCGGGACGTTCTCAACTGCTAATAGCGACTATATGATCATAGCGAGAATAACACTGCCAAACTCAACAGCACCAGAAATAATCTACATGGAACTACAATGGTAAGGAGTAAAAAATGATTAATAATCTAGACAAGCTTATTAAAGCAAGAGAACAAGCACTTGGTGCGTTAAAACAACCATCGACTTATTCCAATGCCGAAATCAAAGATCTCGCACAATTGGTTACCCAATCGCATGAACATATTATGAAGTCTCTAAAAGTATTGAACGAGAATCAAAAAGAACTCTATGATATAATTGTGAAAATGTCAAGTGAGAAATAAATGCCCTCAGACCCCATAAAGATTGATCTCGCATATAAAAGATTATCAAAAAAACAATACACCTCTACACTGAAGGCGTGGCACGAGGAATTTCCAGGTAAAGCTCTCAACATCCGTCTGAAAGAAATATGGATTGACAACATTCCAATAGATCCACCAACCTCAACCACTGGAGTTGTTCAAGTCATATCAGATCTGATCTTGACTGAGGACATCGCTGTTGATAATCACTTAGCTTGGTTAGCATGTTCTGCTACTGGTGACCTGACATCAAGAATTGGAAATTGGATTCAACCAGACCAAGATTTACATCAGGGCTATTATGTCAAAATTACTGACAATAATGGAACTCAAATTTATGTTGGAGATCCAGTTGGTTGGGAATTTGATTATGCTAACGGCATTCTAATCTTCACAAATATTCCTACTGGTTTTACTCCTCCGTTTCACGTAGTAGGATACCGCTATATTGGAGCAACTGGAATAGATCCAGACACATTCATCACACCACTTGATAAAGCATATGACTCCTCACAAAATGATGGTAGTGGCAGAGTGATTCAAGTTGATTTTGGACCAGTCACACTTAACGCTTCTAACGGGTCGGCTGCTTTGCAACTTTCACCCGTTCCATATACACCATCTCTCAATGTCCAGGCCGGTCAGATAGTCAATAATAATGGAATATTGTATCTCTATGATGACTCAAGAAGTAAGTGGCTTTCAATGCAGAGAAGCAACATAGTATTTGGAGCAAAAAGAGCGGATGGTAAATTTCTCAACTTGGGAGATTTCTCATCCAATATGTCTGGCTGGCCTGCTCTTAGGGCAGGAACAATCACTGGAATAACTTGTCAAGCTGCCTCTGGATATTCTTCAAAACAATTCTTTTTGCTCAAAAACAACAACACAACTCCAATCATCACATTCAATCTTTTTAATTACTACTATTCAAATGCTAATTTGAACGTGGATTTTGGTGCAAATGATCTGGTCAAGATCCTTGCTTCTTCTCAATTTGGTCCCACCTTTCAAACAATCATTAACCTAGAAATTTGCTGGGGTATATCTTAAAATTTTAGAGCGATTGGCTCTTATGATAGAATAATCTTAGTGAGACATGTGCGTTTCTTTTTGGTCTTGGTTCAAACCCAGACAAAAGATAAGCATATATCAATACGGAGGATCTATGAACGATAGAGAAAAACTCGACGTTTGGAACGGCATATGCATCAAACATGGTTGGGCAAAACCCAGAGAGCTCGAACAGTGGCTATTGAAGAACAGTGTCAGATTTACTGCTGCTGGTGATGCAATTCCTGATGAGAGTTACAAACTCGACAATGTCTACAACACCCAAACATTCGTTGATGGTGTTCCTCCTGAGCATCTTGCCACCCTGGTTCTTGAAGCCCTTACTGGTTCGTTGATTTTTCCCAACATAGAAATTGACAAAACTTTTTGGACCATCGCCATAAAGCGATTCAAGGAAGAATTTGAACTGGCTCTTCCAAAGACAATCGTGCCCAACTATGTTTTCGAGAAGAAACAGAAGAGAATCATGGAAGAGAAAAAGGAAATGAATTTAGAGGAAGGCAAAGAAAAGGTATAATCAGATCATGAAAGCCTCTCTGTCCAAAGCCGATGTCAAAAGGATTTCTGCTCGTTCTCGAAGAAAGATTGCTCTGAAAAGATGGTTGGAAAAAGAGCGCTTCTTTGTGGGCGGCAAGATTCAATACATCTATTCAGTTTCTTTTTATCCAGCCTACGCAAATAGCTTCAAAAAAATCAGAGCTATTTTCAAAACCTATTCTCTCAACAAAGATCCTGATGGTGAGCAGTGGAGCGCGAAACCGATTTTTGATTCTCATGGAAAATCAATTGCTCTCTCAAGATTTTTCTGGCTCAGGATCAGTCGCCAACTGAAACGGCTCTCCTTCTCCAAGAGAGCATATTTAGAAATGAGTGGAATTTTTGATTTCTTGAAAAAGAGAGATTTTGTCGGCGATCTTGAAAAGATTTAGGGTCTTTTGCCTGGGATTTTGATGCCGACCCATTTGAGTTGTCTTTGAGAAAGAGCCAATTCTGATTCTTTGTCTTTTTCCCAGGTAGTTTTTATCAACTTCTCACCGTAATATCTTCTTGTCATCGAAAACGATCTCTTGTCTTTCTTGTAAAGAAACAGACACATTTGAGCTATTTGGCCTTCTGATGAGGCGACATTGGTGGGTTCAAATTTCTCTTCCTGAGCCACATGTTTAATATGATTATACAGATCAAACATATTCTTGCTGTCGAAAGTGTCTCCATTGCAAGCCTTCCAAAAATCAGCAAAACTCATTTTCTTACTAACTGGTTTTTCTCTTGTAGTTTCATATTCAACATCTGGATTGTAAATTTTTCCAATCGGAACATGATGAGATTCTGTGCGAATGAAATCCATCATCATCCTTTGACCCTTCATTGCCTCAATATATTCTAAAGCAACTTTATAGGTGATGATTCTTTCATCGACATGAACAGGCCTACCGCCTTTGTAGTAAAACCCAAGTTTGTCGTATGGATTTTCTTTATCGTAAATAACAGCTTCTTTCATAATCCTGTCGAATCTCATATATCTATCTTTGCATATTTCTATTTTAGAGTGTCGTTCATTTATAGTATGATGATTGTAGGAGATCACAGATGCCGCAGACATATTACAGAACCTACAAATCCGCCAAATTCGTTGATAAGATTGAGTTCAATCTCGCTCAGGTCAGCGCTTCTGAGAATGATGAGTTCCAGCTTGTCAATAGCTTCTATGATCCGCATGGATTCGACTGTGAGCTCTGTGGCCATAAACACTGCAACTATGCACTGATCGTCAAAGACATCCAAACAAAGAAAGAACTCCGCGTGGGAAGCGAATGTATCCAACATTTTAAAGATCGTGGGGTCGACATAGACGTCGCTGAAGGCTTGATCAAGAGAGTCATGAAGGCCACGGCGGAGGCTCGCAGGGAATTGAAAGATGAGTTGGCCGAGAAGGCTTGGGATGCAATGCCTGAAGCAGAAAGGGCCAAGATCAAGTCATGGGAGAAGTATCGCGTCATGGAGGAACTCGGCAAAAACGCTATGAAGGCGCTCAGCAAGCATGAAAAGGCAGAGCTGACGGTCCAGGCCTTCATGGTCGTGCAAGCAAAAGAGCTCCTCCTTGAGGTTGCTCGTAATCACGCTACTCTGACTGAGGAGCAGATAGCTCACATTGTCGAACTTGGTCTCAAAGACAAGATGGACGATGCTCAGCGCAGAGCGGTTCGAGCAAAAGCCATAGCTGATGCCAACATGGTTCAGACAAAGATGTCTGAGGAAATTCGCAAGGCTAAAGAAACAGGCTTCGTCCTTCTAGATCAGAAGGTCATTGATGATCTTTCGAATCAGTGGGTTGCTAACTACGATCCAGCTTACGCTACCTCTGGTTATAACCCTGTCAAGAGTCTTTATCAGACATACTTGAACGAACGCGATGCAATCATTCGACAATATCCAGAGGTAGTCAATTATCAGGGCAAAAATGCTGCAGCGTTAGACATCAAGAACTTCCTCATTCAGCGCGGATATGTTACCTACGCTCAGCAAAATCTCGTTAAGAACATCGTGCAGAGGGAGAATACCCCAATCGACACTGAGTTTGAAACCGCCCTCGCATATCTCAAGGCAAACCTCGTCAGCTCCTTTGTCGAGTCTATCGGATCTTTTTACACCCAGAAGGGGTATGTCACTCCTGCTCAGCGTGGGGCTATCATAAAGCTCTATGAGAGAGTCATAGTGAAGTGAGACCCGAATTCAACTTCATTCTCACCTCTGACGAACATGATAAAGATCTCTTCTTTGGGCCGCTAGAGGGAGAAAGCTTTATTCAGATCCAATCTCATTGGATCATGGCCCATATAATGGCCGCAGCGGGTGTTTTTCCTTCTGCCTCTCAAGCTCGAAATAATGGTTGGAACAAGCCCATTCCTGATGGTTTTTCTGATATGGTTGCTGGAAAGCTCAAATTCCGGTTGACTATTTTCAAAGAAAAAATCTGAAACATTTTTCAATCTTTTCAATAAAGATAATCTGTAGTGGAGTAAAAAATCTTTTTGGAGCAAAATAATGGAAACCTTTGTGCAGTTCTTGAAAGTTCGGGGTGTTATTAGTGAGCAGCAAATAAAAGAATTAGAGACTGAAACAAGAACAACGACTGAAAAAATCGCCAAGGTTTTGATCAGGAAAAATCTTCTTCCAAAAGAGAAGGTTGTTCAAACTCTGCAGGATTATGCAATAGAATGCAGCAGGAATTGTAACGAAGCATAATTCTTTTCATGAGGAAAGACCCTAGCGCAAACGCAGAATGTTTCTATTGCCATAGTTTGTGTCAGGGGCGCACCTATTCTAAAAATCGAGACAGAAATGATACTCAAAAATAAGGTTGAAACAGCTAAGCGTCTGCTTCTTTCAGGCGGCTGTACAGATTGTTTCTGTTATCATGGAGTATTCAATACTGCCAAGGTCATCAATTTTCCAAAAGGGATGCCCCTTAGTGAAGAAGATAATCAAAAGATTTTTCTTGGAGCTATTGGAGAAATGCTTCCAAGAAGAGAATGTGGATTGAAGATAGATTTTCAGAAAGGAAATGAAATTCCAATAGTTGAAATCCCAGAAAAGGGGTATTGTAACGGATGGTTGAGCAAAGACACAAAGAAGTTCAAGGATCTAAAATAACAGCTCTTCCAGATCAAGAAGCAAAAAGACTTCTCCTTGAGAGATCATGCAAGAATTGTTACGTGCTGATTGCGCTTCTAAAGACTGTTACGACTGTTGGAAAGAATGGAGCTATTCTTTTCGAGGATTCTGAAACTAAAGTGATGTTCCTGGAGACACTCTACCCTCTTCTTAGAGAGAGGAGATGTTCACTCGACATTCATTTTGAAGGTGCTACTCCAACTATCAAATTTCCAAAAGAAGGATATTGTGACAATTGGGGAAAAAGAGACGATGAAGAACCAGATGAAATATGA